TTGGTCTTGGTCTTTGCTGAGGAGGCTCTGTACCTCCATCTCAACAAACTTGTAACCCTCAAGGCGTCCCATCAGAAACCGGTACTGCTCCATATCCTTCACGTTGCCGCTCACCAGGATGTCTTCCGTCTGGCGACGGAGGCCCTTGATAGCGATCAGTGTTCTTTCGGCAAATTCAAGCATGGATTATTCCAATGAAGCAGACAGATGAGACCCCTGTCCGTGGGCTTGATGTGCATTATGCACATTCTTGTTACGTAATCAACACCTTGTTGAACGCATCTTTGCGATAAACATACGTTTTCTTCGGCTTATCGCTGGGTGTTGCCACCTTTTTGGGCCCGGCTGATTGCTTGGAGCTGGGCACTTTGGCGGGCTTGGCTGTTTTGGGCTGCATTTTGTGCTCCTTGTTGCTGAAGTTTTAGCTCATCAAGTGCGAGCTTGGCATTGTCGACCGCGAGGTCGCCCTGCACGCGCTGGCCTTCCAGTTGGATGCGCTGCTTGTCGTTCTGGTCCTTGGCGGCGTCGGCAGCAGCCTTTGCCTGGATTTCCTGCTCCTTGACCTTGACCAATGGGTCTTCCGGTGGAGGCCCCTGCAGGTCTGTCTGCATTTTCTTGGCCTCTTGGTAGAACTCGGTGGTCTTGATGGCGATCATCGCCTCGCGCTGCAGGGCAGACACGATGCCTTCCGGGTCCGTGCCGTACTGCTGGAACAGCTCTGCTTCGGTGGTCTCTTCTGCCTTGAGGCGGAGATGCTCGAAGATGTGCTTTTGCAGATTGACCGCGACCTGGGGCATGCTGGACAGCATTGGGGACATGCCAAACAGCAGGTGCGACATGATGTGGGCATCGTGCTGCTGGCCAGCAAAGGCCTTGAGTGGCGAGCCGTCCAAAGCCTGTGCGTTCTCGCTGGCAGGGTCCTTTGGCTTGTCCACGTTCTGTGTGTTCAAGATGCCGTCGATATCCCGCACCCCGATGGCCTCATACATGCGGCGATAAGCCTCATACATGTTGTGCATCTGCGGGTTGCTCTGGGCCAGTTGCAGCTGGGTCTGCGCCATGGTGATGCGCTGAGCAATGGAGAAGATGTTGGGGTCGGAAACAGGCAGCACATCGATGCGGTCATCGAAGTCCCTGCGCTTGATGGTGCGGCTCTCGCCAGGCACGTCGTATGGGTACTCGTCAGGCAGGTGCTCGGAAAAGCCCTTGGCCAACAGCTTGAACTCGATCTTCTGCGAGTAGTGCAAGCGCTTGTGGATCGCGGACATGACCTGCCCGCCCTTTTCCAGCAAAGCAATCGTGGTGCCCACGGCAGCGTTTTGGTTGCTGTCGCCCACCTGCATGTCGGTGACGCTGGCCAAACGGCGGCCTGCATCGGCACAGAAACCGAGCAGCGCAAACAGGGTCTGGCTTGGCTCTTTGTATGGCAGCGGCATCAGCGTCTGGCTCAGCTCCACGCCACCTGCGTCGATGTCGCGGAACTCGCCTGGCTGCAGCGGCACATCGTCGTTCATGATGCGCGCGCCCTTGGCCTTGAAGCCTGCTGGCAGGTTGGACAGGGTGCCTGCGTCGATCAGTTGGCGCAGCGCGGAAGTGGCCGCTTGACTCAGCCCACCAACCAGGTGCAAGAAGCCCAGGCCATACGCGCCCAGGCCCTGCACGAGGGTGTAGTGCACGTAGTACTGCTTGCGGCGATAGGCCTCGTCGCCCTCGTTCCAGTTGCGACGAACGCCTACTGTGGAGCCAGAGGTCCTGTCCACGGTGATGATGTAGGGCAGCTTGATACCGGTGGGCTCACCGTCTTCATCGGCATGCTCAAAGCCTTCCAGGTCCCAGTCGACCTGGAACTCCAGCAATTCCATTTCCTCGTCGTCCGCGTTGGGCGTGAGCTTGGTGACGCGGTCGGTTTCTTTCTGGATGATGTTGTTGCCAACGTCAGCAGTGCTGCGCTCTTGCGCGGTGTCCAGATACTGGCCACGCAGCACGGCTTTGTTGTAGTCGTTCACGGTCATCGGCACAACGTGCGTGATGCGAGGGCACTCGCTCATGACGCTCGAACCGTTGTATGGGATGTACAGGTTGTCAGGCAGGATCAGCTTGCTGACCATGCGATCCTTGTCCTCGTCATAGTACACCTTCTTGAACGCGGAGCCGCCGTAGCCCACGTAGAACAAGAGCTGATCGAAATCAGGGGTGTACTCTTCCATCACCGTGGTGATCTGGTAGTTCATGAAGTCGCGCACGCGGTCAGCCTGCATCAACTTCTCGCGTGTCTCCTTGCCCATCACCTGTGTGCGCACAGGACCTTCTGCTGGCAGCAATTCCTTCAAGGCCTGCGCCTGGAACTGCACGATCGCCTCGGTGAGCAAAGGATGGGTGGCTGCGGCTGCGCCTTTGAATGGGCGGGTGCGCTCATCAAACGTGAAGCCCAAGAGCTTCAGGCCCTTGCCGTACTGCTCTTCCCAATCCTTGCGCGAACCCTGGTCCGCTTCAAACAGAGGCAGCAGTTCAGAGCTCATCTGTTGCAAGACGCCCGGATCGAGGACCTCGGCCAGGTTGGCATCGAATGCAACCTCGTCCTCTTCCTCGCCCATGGTGATATCAACGCCGCCTTCTTCGTCGAACACGATCTCGATGTCGGGCAGGTCTTCTGTCGCGATATCTTCGACTTCGACGTCCAGGTTGCCCGCAGGCAGGTCGTTGTTTTTCTCGATTGGCATCTTTGTTCCTTACAGGTATTTGCGGTGATCAGCCGTCTGGCGCTCGACAGCGCCGCCATCAGCAAAGCCCATCAACTTCTTGAGTTTGTCAGTTACGCCGGGCTCAGGTTGACGAGTATATGGGGGCAGGTCGCGCGGGTCCAGTCGAGTCTGCCTCAGACCGGTGATTGCGTTGTACGCTTCGCGGACCTCGGGGGATTTGAATAGGGTTTTGCGCAGCTCCGGGTCCTTGGTCAAGTCTACTTTGTGGATCTGCTCCAGCGCGGACAGCTCAGCCAGTTGCTCATACAACAGGTTCCTGGCCCGCGAGCCCTGGAAGTCAACCATCTCCTTGGCAAAGTAGCCAGATTCCATCCCGTATTTTTTCTGGAGGTAAGGAGCAACTTTGACAGCCTCAGACACAAAGACATTGCGAAGTCCCTTGTCCCCGGTCAGCTCGTCAAACTTGTTGTTGATCTTGGTTGGGTGACCAAGGTTCTGGCGCGCCAACAGGTGCTCTGTCTCGTGCGCAACCGTTGACTGATCGTCTTTCTTGCCTACAAACATCGCCTGGGCCATGCCCCGGTTCTTGATTTCGTTTTCCCCACGGTGCGGGCCACCTAAGACGTACCCGTGCGTATTCGTGTTCGCAATTGACGGGTCCTGGTACACCCTCAGTGAGGGCAGCCCTGCCGCAGTGGACGGCATTTCACTGGACTGGACAGGCGTCAACCTTCTGGGGTTGATGCCTTCCCGCATCAGTCCTGCAAGAGAATCGGGGTCCAAGAATTTTTCTGCTGGTGACGTTGCCATGGGCGACCTTACAGGTATTTGCGGCTATCTGTGGATTGTCGCTCAATCATGCCGCCATTGGCACGCTGCCGTGGGTTGAGAACATTCTTAACCGCCTGATCAATCAAACCAGCGACGGCGTCTTCGTTCCCTGTTGTGTACTGCGAACCGTTGTTGAGCTTAATCAGTTCATCCCTGACCAGTTTAAAGCCTTCTTGCTCGCTGCCAAAGGCTTTTGCCAACTGCGATCTGGCTCTGAACCCGTCAAAAAGATTAAGCAGCTCCATTGGGTTTTTAGGCAACTGTTTCATGCCCAGCGCCTTTAGGTCGCTTACAAATCGAAGACCGCCGTAGACGTTATCCAGTTCCTGCACGTACTCCTGAATTGCGGGAAGTGCGGGGTTGTTAAGAAAGTCGGTCGTGTCCCCTCTTTCTTTGACCTCACTGATGCCGTATCGCGTAGAACCGTCTTTTCCTATTCCTTTTTCCACACTGAGCTGGGCAATAGGTCGGGCCTTCTTGCCTTCCCCGCTAACTAT